GTCAGCGCGCAGCATCGCCAGTGTCAGTCGCTTGCCAAACTCGTTCATGTCGGCGAGAGTAGACAACGGCGAGGAAATCATGCTTGCATCCAAAATGAAAGCATGATTTAATCGCTGCATGGACAAGACAGAAGCCGTTCGCCTTCTAGGCGGCAGCACCACCGCAGCCGCACGCGCCGTAGGCGTCAAACCCCAAGCCATTTCAGGCTGGCCAGACCCGCTCCCGGCCCGCATTGCCGACAGGGTCCAGGCCGCGCTGTGGCGGATTGCGAATGGCATCCCGCACCCCGAGCCGCACGACGAGGCAGAGGCTGAAGCCGCCGCTGACAGCGAACTTCCCGCGTAGTTCACAGCACCACCCCGCGCCTGATGAGCCGCTGCAACCTGCACACCAAAGCCTGCACGCGGCTCTGTGCCCACTGCTGCATCAAGTCTTCAGCTTCCATAGGAGCCTGAATGTCGAATGAAGGAACCGCAGAACTTCGCGGCCAGACGCCAGTGACGACGATTGCGATCCTTGACGCGGTGTGCTTCGCACGCAAGAACATGCCGCGCATCGAACTGGTCAACCAGATTCTTGCCGCGTGGTGCGAGCAGCAGCAACACGAAGCCGCTTCTATCGAGCGCGTGTTGCGCGGGATGGATACGAAATGAAGGCATGCCGTGACTATGTAACCGACGCGCCGCCGCGTCTATCCGCTGCTGTTGGCGGTTACATGGAGTCAGCCGGAATGACTTTAGTCACTTGCCATTTCGTGGAAGGTAGGGCAGCGACATGACCACCGGCCCATATACCGAGTTGCTTCGCCTGCACAACTGCCCCCCCCGCTGGTCGCCCCAGATGCGCTCAGAGAGGGAACTAGCCAAAGCCGCCCGTGATGCGCAAGCCGCAAAGCGTGCACTCGACCGGCTCATCGAACAGGCCAGCCAAGCAGCCGCGCAGGTCGAAGAATGAGCCTGCAGCTTTCCATCTTCGACTTCGAGCAGGCACCGATGGCCCGCTCATCGGACCCAGCCACAAGCCACGCAGCAGCCGCCAGCGCGAAGGAACTGCAAGGCCAGCATCACCGGCTCATCCTCGCGTGCCTTGAGCAACACGGCGCCCTTGGGAAGGACGGAATTGCTGCACGCACGCGCCTGGATGGCGTGCAGACATGCCGCAGGCTGACAGAACTTGCCCGCTCCGGTCTGATCGCCGAAACCGGGCGCACGGTGCCGTCAACCGCCGGCCGGGCCGAGCGCGAATGGCGCCGGGTGCCTGGGTGAACTACTCAATCGAGGCCAGGACGCTCCGGCAGGCTAGGGCCAACCGGAGGAATGCGCGCATGCGTGCCGCACGACTGCTCGGAACACACACCGCTGAAGAGTGGGCAGAGATTCTTGACCGTCACAACCACGCCTGCGCCATCTGCGGCATTCCGGCCAGTGAGTTGATAGGCGGCCGGCTGACGAAGGATCACATCACCGCTATTTCACTTGGCGGGTCGGACGCGGCGACGAACCTGCGCCCGCTTTGTCGTGAGTGCAATACGGCGGCCTATCAGGCATCGCAGAGATGAACTATTTCCCCTTCCATGTCGGCGACTACGCCGCCCACACGGCGCACCTCGAACCTATGGAAGACCTTGCCTATCGCCGGCTGCTCGATCAGTACTACCTGCGCGAAGGCCCGTTGCCAGTGGACATCCAGACCACGGCAAAGCTCATCAGGATGCGGTCAATGGCCGCGGACGTTGAGTGCGTCCTGCGCGAGTTTTTCGTGCTTACCGACGCCGGATGGATGCACGCGCGCTGCGATGAAGAGATCCAGCACATGCGCCACAAGCAAGCGATGGCACGAGCGAGTGCGGAAATTTCCGTAAGCATCCGCAAAGCGAACGCTGAGAAAAGACGAGCGGACGCTGAACGGGCGTTAGCAGAAAGCCTAGCGAAGGCTGAGCTACCAACACCAACACCAACACCAATAAAAGACAAAGAAGAAGGACAGCGCGCTAAACGCGCGCCTCCCTTGGAGTGTCCGGTAGGGGTTGAGGCACAAGTCTGGGCCGATTGGTTGGCACTGCGCAAGGCGAAGAAGGCCCCGGTCTCCGCCACGGTGCTATCCGAAGCGATCAGCGAAGCGTCGAAGGCGGGCATGTCCCTGGAGAACTTCCTTCGCGTCTGGTGCGGACGTGGCACGCAGGGGATGCTGGCCGAGTGGCTGAAGCCGCATGAGCGGGCGATGAACGGACACACCGCGCCGGCAGAGACCGCCTTCCAACGCAGCCGCAGAGAGAACGTCGCGGCCTTCACTGGCGGGCTTGCAGCTCGCCGCATTGCCAAACCTACAGAGGTCATCGATGGACACGTCGCAGCGCTGGATTGAGCGGCTGTTCGGGCGCCTGCAAGTGCGCTACGGCAGCGGATGGAATTCGATGTGGGAAGGCATCGAACCCGAGGCGGTCAAGGCCGATTGGGTGGAAACGCTGCACACCGTGTTCGAGCGCAACCCGACCGCCATTGCCTACGCCTTGGAGCATTTGCCGGATCGGTGTCCGACAAGCGACCAGTTCCGACGCATCTGCAACCTTGCGCCGCTGCCGGAAGCCAAGCGACTGCCAGAACCGCCTGCCGACAAGGCGCGGGTTGCCGCGGCGCTCGCCGCGATCGTGAAGCCCACGCCGGCAAAACAATCGCCGGCCGAAGTGTGCGCCGCGGGCCTGCGGAAGAAGCTCGCGGACGGCATGCACCTGACGCTACCGCAGCGGGAAATGCTGGCCGCTTGCGAACGTGTGCAGCCGCCGGAAGCGGAAACCTTTGCAGGGTTCAATCCGATCCCTGCTGACGCACTGCCGCCTGGAATGCGCGACGGCATGGCCGAAATCATCGGGGACGTGGCAGCATGAACGTCCGCCGTTACCTCATCGGGCAGCAGCGGGAAGCGGCGATCATGGCTTTCGCAGAACGCCACCCATACGGCGTCACAAGGGTGGAAATCGCCGATCACATGCGGCTGAACATCGACTGCGTTCAAGCCGCGACAGAGAGACTTCGCGCGGCTGGTCGGTTGTTCGTGGTCGGCTGGGCCAAGGCGGCGCGCTGGTACACAGAAGGCAACGCCGAAGAAGCGCTGGCGCAGCACGCCATCGAGCACCCCGGACGCCATAAGCCCAGGCCACTGTGGGCGTGCAGTGACATGCCGGTGCGGCAGATCGTCGTGCCAGCGCACCTTGCTAAACCGCTGCCGATCACCGGGCCGGTGAGCGTGTGGGGACTCGCAGCATGAGCACTGACCGCGAATTGCTTGAGGCTGCGGCGAAGGCAATAGGCCGGACGCTCACATGGGACGGCGACAACCCGCCATATCCGCGTGCAAGAGAAGACCATTGGAACCCGCATTGGAACCCGCTTGAGTCTGATGGGGACGCGCTGCGTCTGGCGGTGAAGATGAACTTGAACATCGCCTATGACCCGGCGCCTGATGGCCCGATGGTGTGCGTCAGTGCGCCGTGGTGCGACGACTTCCCAGACTACTTCTGGTTTGAGTGGCTGTTGAAGGACGCGCCAGCCGCCACCCGCCGCGCAATAGTCCGCGCCGCTGCGCAGATCGGGGCCGCAGCATGACAGGCCGCGCCTCCGCACCGTTGTCGATCGCCGTGCGCCAGCAGGTTCTGAAGCTCGCCACCAATGGCAACGGCTACCTGCCAACGGCACTGCTAGGAATGACGGCCCACAAGGTCGCCCGGCAGTGCGTGTGGCTTGAGGAGCACGGCGAGCTGTGGACCGCCAAGACCGGCCACAGGACCATCCGCTACTTCTCCACCCGTGCCGCGGCAGACGCCTACCGGCGCAATACCCAGCCGGTGATGGCCCGCAAGCCCTCCGGTGCGGTGCTGAGTGCCGATGCTCCGATCGTGCACAGGGATGTGCCAGTGACCATCTGTCCGACGAGGTGGGCGTGATGCAAGTCGCAGCCCTGTTCGCCGAGACGTGCTGCTAGATATCGCCCGGCGCTGCGTGCGCGAGGAACTTGCCGTATGAGCGACTACCACGACGAGAACGAAGCCGCCGAGCGCATGGCATCTCAAGCGATGCGCCTGCCGCCAGTTTGGAACCGCCACCAGCGCCCGCGGACGGATTGGGTGCGGCTGATCCTGCG